GACAGGATCGCACGGGTCCTCAAGGCGGAGCCCACGACGCTGTTGCACAAATTCCATCACCGGCACAGCCCCGTCGCGGCCGGCGTGGAGTGACTTAATCTCTAGGTAAAAAAACCGCCGGGAGAGGTTGGACTCCACCGGCGGTCAAAACTGAAAGGGGCGCCATGCCGACAATATCACTCCCAGTATTCCGATACAAGACAACGACGTTCACCGCGACGGAGGGTGGGAAAGAATTTCGCTCCTTGCTCAAGGCCGTTCATCGTGCCGGGGGTAGACAGGTCGAGGATCCGCGCCGCGTACCAGCCCACTCCCCGGAGCTCGTCGACTTCCCCGAAGCAGGCACGCTCCTCAGAGACCTCCATCGGAGACCGCTGGCCGACGCCGGCTTCACCCCGATATCGGGACTGCTCGGCGGTGTCCTCAAGGAGATCGGCCGTCGGTGCGCACTGCGCTGGCACCTCGAAGCCGAGCGAGGCGGACCGATCGACGACGAAGCGTTCATTGAAGTGGCAGAGCGAACGGGAATCACAATTCAGATCCTTGCGGACTCGTCCGCAACTGAAGAGCACCTGCGCGAATGCCTAAGGGCTGTGTATCCAATTCTAGAACGGCTGCACGAGGCTACTGCGACATGAGCATCAAGCTCCTAGACCGAGGCTGGCGATGCTCCAAAGCGAAGGGGGGCGACCTCCTTGTCTTGCTCGGGATTGCCGATTTTGCGAATGATGACGGCGTCGCCTACCCCAGTATTCCTACCTTGGCACGGAAGGCGCGGCTGACCCCTCGCAACACCCAACGCGCTATCAGACACTTAGTGGCGAGTGGGGAACTGTGCCTTGAGGAAGGGAAGGGCCCTCATCGGACTCATCTCTACCGAATCATCCTTTCAGAAGAGGCCACGGTGGAGGGGTGTCAAAATGCCAGGGTGACAAAAAGTCAGGGTGACATTTACGACAAGGGGAGGGTGACATTTCAGCCACCCAATCCTCTTAAGAGAACCGTCATAAAGAAAGAGATATGTGACGGTGACAAAAAGTCACCCTCAAGACCGGTCGATCACGAGTTTGAGGAGTTTTGGAATCTCTACCCGATGAGGAACGGGAAGCGAGTAGAGAAGCCGGGGGCCGTGAAGAAATTCCAAGCGCTGAAACCTGACGACCGTGTTCTCGTACTCACAGCTGTGCGGAACTATGCACGGAGTGAACTCGTGGAGAAGGGTATCGGCATCAAAGATGCCCACCGATGGTTACGAACTGGGAAAGACCATGAACCGTGGCGGGATTGGATGGAACCCGAGCAGCCTCACAAGACACGACCAAACGGTCATGGGCCAGCGCAGACCTGCACGAAGCGCGTCCAAGCTCCGGGCGATAAGTTCTTGCGTGCCTGTGGTCAACCGGCCAGTCCGGAGAGCCGCCCGACTGAACCACGCTGTTCACAACACCTCAGTGAAGCCACCAGACCGAAGGAGTTAAGCCATGCCGCTCACTGATTGTCCAAAACTGCAGCCTCATGACCTGGATGCTGAGCAAGCGATCCTCGGGGCCATCTTGCTCGATCCGCCTGCCCTCTCACGGGCGCAAGAACTCCTGTCGACCAGCGATTTCTACGACAGCCGGCATCGGCGCATCTTTGACGCCATGGCAGACCTGGCCGGACGAGATGAGGGCCTCGATCTCCTAACCGTCGGTGACCACCTTGAACGCAAGGGCGAACTGGACATGATCGGAGGACGCGGCACACTGGCCGAATTCCTCATGACGATCGCCTCGTCCTCCAACATCGGACACCATGCCCGAATCGTGCGGGACCATGCCATCCTCCGACGGCTGATTACATTCAGCGCTGAGATCAGCCGACGAGCTTACGGCAAGGATTCAGCGGCAGAGCTCCTCCAAGATGCACAGCGGGATCTGCATCAGTTGGCTTCGAGCCGAGATGATCGGAGTTGGTGTCCGCTGGCCAACCTCGTCTGTGAGACCGTAGCGTATGTGGATCAGGTGTCGAAGCGCAGCACTGCGCTGGTCGGGATCCCAACCGGCTACCAGTCGTTGAACTCCCTGCTGGGGGGCTGGCAGCGTTCGGACCTGATCATTGTCGCGGCCAGGCCGAGTATGGGGAAAACCTCGTTCGCCCTCGGGTCCGCACTCGCAGCAGCCAGGGAGGGCTATCGCGTCGGCGTGCTGTCCGTTGAGATGTCTCGCCGCCAGGTGGGGCTCCGATTGCACGGGATGGGAGCGCCAATCGATGTCCATGCGTTAAAGACCGGATCGCTCAGCGCACAAGGCTGGACCCTCCTCGCGGCCACGGCGCAACAGTTTGAAGCCCTCCCGCTCTGGATCGATGATTCTTCCGTGCTGACGGTCGAGCACATTGCTGCAAAAGCCCGGCATTTGCAGGCGAGAAGCGGACTTGATTTGTTGGTGGTGGACTATCTGCAACTGCTCCAACTCCATGACGCCGAAACACGGCAGCAGGGCATCGCAGACGTGTCGCGCAAGCTCAAGCTCCTGGCCAAAGAACTGGATATTCCCGTGCTCGTCCTGTCTCAGCTCTCCCGAGCCTGTGAACAACGCCCCGACAAAAGGCCCATGCTCAGCGACCTGCGCGACTCCGGGGCGATCGAGCAGGATGCCGACGTGGTGCTGTTTCTCTACCGAGAGGAAGTCTACACGCCGGACACCGCGGAGAAGGGCTTTGCTGAGATCTTGATTCGTAAACATCGCAACGGTCCGATCGGCGACCGGCGCCTGAGGTTCGTCGATCGCTTCGCCCGATTTGAGGATCTCGCACCGTGAAACGGCTTGCCTCCATACCGGCGTCGCCGCTGCCACAGCAGCGCGCCTGTTCCACGAGGAACACGTGGACGCCGGAAGTTTTTGAGCAGGTCACGGATTTGTTAGCCGAGGCCCTGGTCCGGGACTTCCAGGAAAAACAAGCGCGTACACGGGCCACGGTTACTTCCCCCTCGGGAGTTGACCATACAATTTCATTGACGGATACAGAGAAACGGATCAATGATGCCGACGCTGACTAATACCTGGCCCACTGCAGATGTCTGCACGGCCGTTTCAATCACCGCCCCTGACCGCCAGCAGGAGGCCGCATGATCGCCATCGCCGCCATTTACTGCCGAAAATCAACCGAACAGGCCGTGGCCGACGAAGCCCGCAGCGTCACACGCCAGATCCAGCACGCGAAAAATTACGCGCACGCCAAAGGCTGGACCGTTCCCGATGACTTGCTCTTCATCGACGATGCCATCAGCGGCGCAGAATTTGACCGCCGTCCTGGACTCCAACGCCTCCTGGCCGCGTTGAAACCTCGGCCTTCCTTCCAGTTCCTCGTCGTGATGGATGAATCGCGGTTGGGACGGGAGTCCATCGAAGTCTCGTCCCTGTTGAAATTGATTTCCCTCGCCGGAGTCGTCACATATTGCTATCTCGACGACAAGGCGGTGCTCCTAGACACACCGACCGACAAGGTGATGCTGGCGTTGCGAGGCTTCACGGACGAGAGCCAGCGCACACAAGGCGCGCAGCGGACCGCTGATGCGATGCTGAGCAAGGCCCGCGCCGGGTATGTCACTGGCGGCCGGTGTTACGGATTCGATAACATCGAGGTTCATTCCGGCCATCTCGATGCCTACGGCCGGCCCAAACGTGATCATGTCATTCGACGGATCAACGAAGAACAAGCGGCCGTGGTCAGGAAAATATTCAAGCTTAGTGCAGCAGGGTCCGGCATGGTCTCGATCGCCCGACGGCTGAACGACGAAGGCCTGCCGGCGCCGCGGAACAGCCACGGCCTAAAAGTGTCGTGGAGTCCCTCGTCGGTTCGCAGCGTGCTCTTCCGGAGACTGTATCTCGGCGAAGTGATCTACAACCGGACGAAAAAAAGAAACCCGTGGGGGATTCAGCAGCAGCGCAAACGCCCCGAGCGAGAGTGGATCACGAAGCCAATGCCAGAGCTGCGGATCATCAGCGACGAGGACTGGAAGGGTGCCCACGATCGCCTGAACGCCACCCGTAAGGTCTACCTCCGCGGGACGAAAGGCGAGCTGTGGGGAAGACCGGCCAGTAATCTCACGTCAAAATATTTACTCACGGGTTTGATCAGCTGCGGAATCTGCGGGGGCAGCTTGTATGTCAAATCCAGCTCGCGCAAGGGTCAGCGAGCGATGTTCTACGGCTGCACGAACCACCATCTGCGTGGAAACACCGTCTGCGAGAACGCCATGCAGATCCCGATGGAGGACGCGAACGTCGCCGTGTTGCAGGTCTTCGAGCAACAGGTGCTCGCCCCCGATGTGACGAAGACCGTCGTGCGCAAAGCGCTCGAGAAGTTCAGGGCGGTGGAGCAGGAGTGGAGGGAACAGCGGGAGGTGCTCGCTAAACAAATGTCGATTGTCGATGCCGAAATCAGGCGGTTGGTTGCCGCGATCGCCGCCGGGGCAGACGTTCCCGCGCTCATCGAGGCCGTGAAAGAGGCGAATGAACGTCGAGAGACACTCTCAAGGGATCTTGCGGTGCTCAATCGCCAGCAGCAGCACACCGACCAAGAATGGGACGAGCTCGAGAAGGAACTGAACGCGCATTTTGAGGCGTCGTGGAAAACGCTACTCAATCGCCAGGTCGAGCAGGCCCGCCAGATCCTCGTCAAGCTCTTCGGCGGCCAGCGCGTGCCCTTCATTCCGACCCGATTAGGCTACGAGTTCAACGGGGTTGCTGGGGCAGGGAAACTGCTCATCGGCAGTGCAAAGTCCCTTGATTCCCGTTGGGGACACCACCATCGTTGGCATCTTTGCTTCGCTTTGAAATCAAGGGCGTTGCACTTGCCGCTTAAGCCCTCGCTAGTCAAAGTGACTTTCAAACTCTTTCTGCCTGCCTAGTCGTTCGGTGGCTAGTGCTCATCTTCAACTACCTTAGAAGTCGAAAGTCGATTTTTTAGGGCTTTGACGTATCTTTCTATCTGTTAAAAAAACAAGAGTCTTTGGATAGCGGGCTGGACTCGAACCCAGGACCCTCGCCTTAAAAGGGCGATCAGTGGGGATAGGGATCTAGTGAGATGGAGTGAGATCATGAGCGATATTTGCATTGAAATTATTAGCATTTCTTCTTGAACGAGTGCGACGGAGTGCGATTGAGTTGGACCTGGAATCGGGAGTAAAACCGGGAGCAGAAAAACTCGAACCGGTGCTCACACAGAACAAGACTCATTGCCAGCTCGTAAGCTTCCCTGAAAAGTAGACAGTCCACAAGGAGAATCTTCTGGCACAATAGCCACCCAAGCCAGGAGGTTCCCATGCGCCAAT